AAATTGTCTACACCTTGTTGGCTAATTTTGTCAGTAGTGACAAATTTAACGTTTTTGTCCTTTCCACATGCATTAAATGAATATTTGTTTTTACTACCAGTCCCTCTGTTTATTTTTAAAACCTCGTTATCTACTAAATACTTCAACCCTCTTGTTACTGATCTTGTACTTACTTTGGCATCTTCTGCTATCTTACGTATAGAAGGACAACAAAGCCCAGTTTTACTGTTCTTAAAAGAGCAGAGAGAAACAAAAATAGCTTTTGCAGATTTATTTTTAATTTTAGATAGAGGTTTTTTATTAACCATCGCGAAACTTTCTTTTTGATACATAACATAATTCTCCTTATTTCCATTGTTATTAAAGAAGATTGAATGTTTATAAGATTGATTTTCGAGGTGTAATATGATGCGAGGAATAGAAACAAAAAGAGAGCTTTTGTTGACATCTGATAGACGAATGTCAACAAAAAAAAATGAAAAATACTAATGTGTTCCATTCTGGAACGTGCAGTTATCATAACGGCTAATCCTATATTCAAACAATCTCTGTTTGATTAAAGCGAAGAGAGAAAGCCTTAAACTTTTCTTAAATTAAGAAAAAATATATAATAACTCACGGGAGCAATATTTCAACAAAATATTTTAACTATATTTTAATAAAACTATTGAAAATATTTAATTATTTGTTAATATAATGCAATGTATTGTTTAATTGGAGTTTGTATAGGAGTTTTGATTTTATGGAAAAAGAACACGAAAAAATGGGAAGTGAATACAAGAAGCATCACGACCATAACAAACCACAACATCATGAAGGGTTTAAGCACACAGGGGCAACTCATGCTAAGCACCATGAGCATAGCAAAAAACATGGAGGACAAGGCGGTCATCGTAAAAGATAGAGGAAGGAGTAAAGGGATTTAATTAAGGCACGTCTTGGCATTCTAGACGTTCTGTTTCCTCTTTGGCGTGCCTTATTCTCTTGAGTGGTTTAGTATGACTAAAAATTTATCTGAAGACCAAAAGACTTTCTTAGATAATTATTTAGTCACTGCTAGTGTTTCTAAAGCTTCTGAAGCTGCGGGGTATTCATCAAATAACTATTTGATTTTGTCTAATCCGCAAGCCAAACAATATCTTAAGGACAAGAGGAGACGATTGAATAATGCTATAGGGTTGGATTTTTGGTGGAAAGCGAAAAGACTTGCGACGATTGTTGATTCGGTAGTTGGGGATGTTAACGACCCAAATTCTGTTGATTTGCAGCATGCTAATGTTGCCATTTCTGCTATTGCAGAACTAAATAGAATGCAGGGGCATCACTCACCTGAAAAATCAATTGTAGTAAATATGGAACAAGACGAACAATTAAAGCTTGTAAATGATTTAACAATGATGTTGATTAAAGAAAAAGAAAAAAAATTAATTGAACATAAAGAAGATTAAGGACGTTATTTAATGAGTGCATGTTCCCTTTGTAAAGGTTCGCAAATGGTTGCTAGAAGCGATGGGTTAATGATTAAATGTCCAGCATGCTTTGATAGACCATCTCCTCAATTCAACGAGTTGTATAAATATTTTGAGAAAGCCTTTATAAAAACTATGAATAACAATGATGATATAATAGAAAGAAGCAAAAAAGTCCTAACGGAAAAAGAATTAGAAGCTATAGAAAGAAAAGCTAACGAACTAGCTCTTGAAAGATTGAGGAATAAAAACGAGCCCATAACAGATGAAAATATTGAAAAAAACAAAGATCAAATAGTTACTAGTTACCTTAGTGGATACTTGGGGAAGTTAGAGCAAGAAAGATCTTTGAAGGCTTCTCATGTAGATACCACAGAAGTTGAAAAGAAACACGAAGAAGTTAATAAAGATTTTGTAAATAAAATTAAAGAAGCTAGAAAAAAAAAGGTCTGACAATACGTGAATTTAGTATTAAATTAGGCTTTATAGGAAGAGGTAGAGAAAGTAAATACCTGTCTGAAACCTATATATATATGATAGAGTCAGGAAGACAGAAACCTACTAAAGCCTTTTTAGAAAAGGCATGTAAAGTATTGAACATTAATACCATGGATGATAACACAACTAGACTTTGATAACATCGCACACGTCACCGCTGAGGTAAAAGCTACTTTGGCGGTTGATTTGCTTATGTTTACGCAAGTATTTTATCGTCTTAGAACTGGTAGAGAATTTAGAATAACCCAGCCTATCGGTCGTGAATCTCACTATAAGATAATAGCAAGAGCTTTAAACGATGTCTTTTACGGCAAGTCAAACAAGCTAATAATAAATATCCCACCTAGACACGGTAAAACAACCCTTTTAATTAACTTCATCGCTTGGAGCTTAGCCCGTCATCCAGATAGTAATTTTTTGTATGTAAGTTTAAGCCACGAACTTGCGTCATTAGCTACATCAGAAATAAAAAACATAATTACATCGCCATATTATAAGAAAGTATTTGATGTAAGACTCCGTGATGATTCGCAAGCAAAGGATTGCTTCACTACAACAGCTGGTGGCTCTGTTACAGCTGTCGGAAGCGGAGGCACTATTACAGGGAGAGGCGCAGGACTACGCGGGGTAGATAGGTTTGGTGGTATTATTTGTATAGATGATATAATAAAGCCTTCTGAGGCTTCATCTGACGTCATAAGGAACGGTATAAATGATTGGTTCTACAATACCCTGCTATCGCGTAGAAACGACGGAGAAAGAACCCCTATAGTGTTTATAGGGCAAAGAGTGCATGAAGATGACTTGGCAGGGCATTTACTATCGCAGAATGTTTGGGATAGTGTTGTTTTGCCTGCTATTGATTATTCAGGAAATGCTATTTGTCCAGACTTGTTAAATATAAATGAACTTAAAGCAATGAGGGATTTGCAACCTTATGTATTTAATAGTCAATATCAACAAAATCCCACCTCTTGCGATAGTGCTTTATTTAAAGCTCATGACTTCCCTATATTAGATAAAGAACCTGAAATATTAGAGACGTTTTTAACAGTAGATACAGCAGAGACGAGTAAACAAATAAATGACGCAACGGTTTTTAGCTTTTGGGGAATCTATAAAATATCTCATTTTGGACATGATACTAATTTGTATGGGCTGCATTGGATTAATTGCGTTGAATTATTTGTTGAGCCTAAAGATTTGCAATATGAGTTTATGGAGTTTTATTCTGCTGTTTCTCGATATAAGCTCCCCTCTTTTGTATGTATAGAAAAAAAGAGTACAGGCGTTACGCTTGTAAGTGTGCTTAAGGAAGTTCAGGGCTTAAATATTATATCGGTAGATAGAACAGCAGCCTCTGGGTCTAAAATAGACCGACATATATCAATGCAGCAATATATAAACAAGAAGTTAATATCGTTTACTTATGGAGCACCGCACATTAAAATGTGCATAGACCATATGACAAAGATAAATGCCGCAGGGTCGCAACGTAGGTCGGATATTGCTGATACTGTATTTGATGCTGTAAGGATGTTATATATAGACAAAACTGCATTAGGTTTTTTAGGAAATAAAATGGATAAAAAGAATTACGCTTCAGGAATTATTAAAAAGCAAGTGGATGTTAATGTAAATAGAGCAAATGTATGGGCTTAAAAAGGAGATGCAGAATAATGTTAAAGGGGAAAGAAAAGTTAAATAATAGGCAGAATATAGCTATAGAATTATTAGTAATGGGTAAAAGTGGAAAAGAAGTGGCTGAAAAATTAAGCGTATCGCAAGAAACTGTATGCCGTTGGCAGAAAGAGCCATTATTTAATAAAATTTTAAACGATATGTTAAATGAAATGAGAGAAACCAGTAATAAAAGATTGATTGGTTTAATAAATACAGCTGTCGATGCTATAGAGGCTGGTTTTAAAGATATTAATATATCAACTAGAGATAGATTTGTAATGGGGGTAAAATTCCTTGAACTTTGCAGAAGGAACAGCATAGAATTGAAAACAGAAAATCCCCTTATTGGCAATAATATTATTGAAAATTCTGTTAATGAGACTGAGAAGAGAAAGTATAGATTGAGTATGGGAATATCGTTATAAATTTAAATACTTCTAAAATAATTCCTTTCTAGCCTTTGTGAAATGTCTTTTTTAAATGTATTATGCCCTTCTAATAATGAAAATGTACGTTTAATCGTTCCAACAGAAGCCCCTCTATAATATTGTTTAATCAACCGCCTTAATTCTTCCTCTGTAACATTTAAGTCTAAAAGTTTAACTTTATTAGCTCTAAATAGTTCTGTTAAGGAAATTGCTAATACTGTTAAATCTACAGGAAAGAAAATGTTAGAAGGGTCAAGATAATAGGGTAGCCTTTTGCAATTCTTTAAAGTTCTTTTTATCTTTTCGGCTTCCGTATCTACTTTATCCACTATTATAGCATCTTTGCTATCATCCTTTTTTTTTAATTGCATGAAAATCCTTTTTGTAATTTAGGCTAACGGCAGTTAGGAGGCTGCCGTTAGGTTAAATATCATAATGAACCTATTTTGTCCTTTATAAGATAAAAGACAATATATTATATCAATATTAATTAAAATGTGAAAGCTATATTATTCTAAAGAAAGCGGCTGGTATGGAGTAAACCAACCGCTTGGTTGGATTTAATGAAATTGAAAGTGATATTATAGCATAATAATATTAAAATACAATTAATTTAATAAATATTATAGATTGTTATGTTATTTATATGATAAAATTTTCCATTATGAGTAAAAAAAAATTTAATGACCTATTAAGAGAAGAACTAGAGGCTTTAGGAATAGATGAAAGAATTATAAAATCTCAAATTAGATATGAGACAAATAAAGAGGAGCATTACGTAAAGACATTTGCTACAAAAAAGGATATAATCGGTTTGAGGGATAGAATAGAAGATTTGATAAATATGGTAATGAGTAAAACGGAGAAAACATGACAATTTTAAATCCTGTATTCAATACATTAAAATATTCAAACAAGTTAAAAAAAGCTGGTATGGAAGAAAAGCTCGCAGATGCTCAAACAGAAGCCTTAAACGATGCTTTATTGGAAGAGCATGGACATCTAAAAAGCGAATTAGCTACTAAGTATGATGTTTTAGAAGTTAAACAAGATTTGCTTACAATAAAACAAGATTTAATTTTAGTAAAGACAGAATTGAAAGCGGATATCGCTTTGATTAGAAAAGATATAAAATATATTTTAGCTGGGATATCTTTGATAGCCGCTTCTACAGTCATTCCGTTTATTGGTAAACTATTAGGATATTAGTAAAACAAAGGGAGTTTTATACATGGGTAAAATAAATACGATATTTGATACATTGAAGTACGCAAGGGGATTAGAAAAAGCAGGGCTTAATTATAAGATAGCCGAAACAGAAGCAGGTTTACAAAAAGAAATAATAGAAAAGATATATAATAATTTTTCTGAAATGCAAACATTGCCAGAAGTATATACTATATTCGATACATTAAATTATGTTAAAAGACTTATAGAGGTTGACCATGAGCCTGCTATAGCGGAAGTAGAAGCCGAACTACAAAAAGATATAATCACAATATTGTATAATAAATATCAAGAGTCTTGCCGACAAAAATACATAAATTCATCTAAAAGTTGACGAAATGGAATAATTGCAAATCATATAAAAATATAGGATTATGTAATTAAAGTACGTAAAAGGATGTTTTTATGTCAAAATTAGAAAAAAAGGACGATAATTTATATAGAATTTCAGAAAATATAAGCCGTAGTATGAAAGAGAATTACGGCAATATTGAACGATACAATAATTCGCGCGAATTTATCTTTAAATCTACACTCTCAACCAAAAATCGTAACTCCCTCGTAGCCCTAAATATGCCTGTACTTGAGTTTAATATCTCAGAGGCATTCTTAAGTAGGTTAAGAGGTGAATTCGCCGAATCAGAGCCCGGGGTTACAGCTACTATATCAGAAGATGTGAAGAACACGCCTGAATTGGAGCAAGTAAGGGAGTTAATAGAGGGGCATTTAAGATATATATTTGACGAAGCGAGGCAAAATGGTACACAAATCAGTATTTTTGACGAAGTTACAAGCGGTGGGTTCAGCGTTGCTAAGGTTTATCCTAAATACGAAGAAGGCAGAACCTTCCGACAAAAAATAGTATTTGAGAAGTGTTACGACAGTACATTAACAGGATTTGATGTATTGGCTAGACAAGCTAGTAAAAAAGATTCTGATTACTGCTTTGAGTTATTCCCTTATCCAAAAGAAAGATTTGAAAAAACCTTCAACCGTAAAATAGAAGATGTAGATTTCAGCAAGTCTCAAGAAAAGTTCAGCTGGTACTATAAGGTAGGCGATGAAGAAATAGTAATGGTAGCTGATTACTACGAGAAAAGGAGGACTAAAAACAAAATAGTTGCTCTTTCAGACGGTAAAGTAATCCCTAAAAAAGAATATGACAAATTAGTTGAAGAGATGAGCCTTATAAGCTTAGAAGCCCCACCCGTAATAGTCCAAGAAAGAGAGATAGAAGAAGATAGAATAGTACGATATCAACTAATTGGGGATACTATTTTAAAAGAGGAAGAAGTAGACAACACTACAATGCTTGGGCATGTGTTTTTTGATGGTAATTCTGTAGTATTGAATTGTGGAGGTTCTAGGACTGAGCTAATGAACCGCCCTTATCTTATAAATTGTCTTGGGGCACAAAAGCTTTATAATAATTTAGGTGTGGCTTTAGCGGACGAATGCCAATCGTTAAGCAAACATAAGATATTAATAGCAGAAGAATCAATATCACCAAATTACGAAGACCATATAACGCAACCACAGAAATATGATACTTTAGTCTATAGAGCGTTTTATAATAATGACCCTACAAAGCCAAATCCTCAGCCTGTACAAATGGCTAGGTCTGCTTTCCCTTCGGAAATGTTTGCATTATTCCAATATATACCGACAATATTTCAAAACATCCTTGGTTCTTATGATGCGTCTTTAGGGATAAATAATAATCAATTGTCAGGGATTGCTATATTACAAGGGTCAATACATTCAAGCTATACGGCTAAGCCCTTTATTAACAAATATATCTTAAGCTTAAATAGAGTTGCAGAGATAATATTAGATTTAATCCCTAAGGTATATGTAAATGAGATGACATTACCGATTATAACAAAAGAAGGCGAGACCCAATATTTACAGGTAAACGGAGAGGGGCAACCATCTTTAAAATATGACTCAACATCATTTAAAATAAAAGTAACTACAGGGGCGGGCTTTGCTTCTCAACAGGCACAAGCGATGACTCAATTAATCCAGTTAAGCCAAGCTATGCCGATATTCGCTCAATTCATGAATACAAAGGGGTTGAGAATCCTTGTAGATAATCTCAACATTAAAGGGGCTGATTTATTAAAGCTTATGGCTGATGAGTTCATGCAAGAACTAGAACAGCAAAAACAAGCTGCGATGCAAGCACAGCAGGGACAGCCTAACCCTCTTATGATGCGTGAGCAAAATAAACAAATGGAATTGCAAATAAACGCTCATAAAGCCGACATGCAGGCACAAATAGACATGAGCAAGCTTGCTTTAGAGCAAGAGAATTTACAGCTTAAACGTGCTGAACTGGCAGGTAAGATAGAAACAGAACAAGGTTATTTAGCTTTAGGTCAAGAAAAATTAGACGCAGAAAGAGCTAGCAAGATAATAGAACATACATCTAAACAGCTAGACCAAAGCCATAGACATCATAAAGAATCATTAGAGCTTCATCATAGAATAACAGGAAAGCCGCATTTCAGCGGGGAAAGTTAGTTTAAAAATAAGGAGTAATATAATGGGTATTAAATCATTTAATATAGAAGAAGGGTATAAGAAGGAAAAGAAAAAGCCTAAAAAGCCTGAAAAAAACAAGAAATGGATACAGCCTATAAAAATTAAAATGGAAAAAAAGGGGACTGTAGGGAAATTCTCTCGTGAAGCGAAAAGAGAAGGAGAAAGCACTTTAGAGCACGCCAAAGAGATTAAAGGTAGTCCTAACGCCAGCACTAAAGAAAAGAGAGAAGCGCAGTTTGCTATAAATATGTCTAAAATAAGGCATAAGAAAAAGAAATAGTAAATTATAAAGATAGCAATATTTTTCGTGTAGCGTGATATATTATTTCTCTTATCCGCTCACCAGAAAGGTTAAATTGTTTCCCCATTTCTTTATTGGTAGGTTTACTCTTTCCTGACAATCTATAGTATTTGTTAAAAATTTCTATATCTCTAGGGTTTAAAAGTTTTAAATATTTATCTGGCAAGTTATTACTAATAATATTATTTACCTTTTTAAAAAAAGACTTAATACTAAAAGAAAAGTAGAAATTACAAAAGGGGAGATAATCGCACCCAAAATCCAATATATAATTTTTATATCATCTTTGGTGGCTAATTTATTCTGTTGATTATCCAATATTTCTTTTTGTAATTCTGCCTGAACTTCAGCCTGCTTATCTGAAATGCCGACCTCTTTAAGCCTATTAGCGTATTTTAATGTGTCGAATATAGTTGTGTGTGCCATGTAACATATTATATCATAAAATTAATACATTAGTTCAAAATAAGTCGGTTACATTTTGTAACCACCTATATTGGTAGTTATATATTCTGCAATTGCTTTAAATCGCTTGTAGGCTTGTGAATCTCTAATAACAATAATTACCTAATGCCCATAGGGTTTTTTTGCCATTTATCCATTATTTCTAACAAAATAGTGCTATCTTTTACTCTTTCTTTGGGGATTTTCCCTGATTTCATAGCTGCAAAAAGGGAATTGTAAAACATCATGAAAAATATGTTTAAACAATCTACCTCATGAAGAGAAGATTTTATTATCGTTTTGTATATACCAAAAGATATATCGCTTATGCAGTTTTTCTCTTCTTTAATAAGCTTGCTATGCCTTTTATTTATTTTCGCAAGCATCCTTTCTAAATTAAACATCTCAGTACTCCTAATTTTTGTTTTGTTCTGATAACTCTAATTCCATTATTTTCACGAATAAATTATTTATAGATTCGGTTATAGCGTTTATTTCCTTACCTAAATTTTTTAAATCATTAGTGATTTTTTTTTCGGTGATTCTTCTATTAACTTCGCTTAATAATTCTAATCCTACATCTAAATTAATAAAAAGGCTTTCTTCAAGGGAATAGTCGCTATTTAAAAAGAAAGAGTTTATTTTTGATATAGCCTTCTCGTAAGAGTCAACTCTTTTATCTTCTGTTTTTTTAGACATGCTTATACCCCTCTAATTATTATTTCAATTTGGATATTGCCCTTTTTGTCTGTTATAGGTAATTCTATCCTTTGTAGTTCTTCTTTGATTGTTGTCTCTTTTATAGGTTCTTCTGTTATTTGTTTGTATCTATCAATACGTTCTTTATGGTTGCCAATGCGGTTCACCCTGTCAGAGACTTTTGAGTTGCATTTATTTAGCAGTGTATTGTAGTCTACTCCATAAAAATCAGACACTTTCCTCAACAATTCCTTGGTCGGGCAATAACTTTTACTGGGGTTTTCTAACATACTTAATGCAGAACAAGAAATTTTAGATTTTACAGCTACTTCCTTTGCGGTGAGATTCTTCTCTAATCTTATTTTTTTTAAAAAATCTCCTAGCTCATTATTTTTATTTTCCATGAATTCTTTTTTATATTTGGCTGCCTGATTCATCATGAATGTCCTACTAACACCATAAAGGTCGGCTATTTTTATTAACATGGCTGATGATGGAGTTAAGTATTGATTGGCTCTTTCCAAGTCTTTAAGGTATTCTTTCCGTACTTTAAAATAAGAACATGCTTTATTTATAGAGATTTTCTTCGCTATTCTTAAACCCTTAATTAAATCAGAAAAGTTTTTTATATTTTTAACGTCTAAATTCTCTTCTATATACTTTTGGTCTAAAGCAGAATCTTCGCCCAATAACTCATCTAATGTTATATTATAGGCTTCGGCTAATTTTATAAGTACATCATAGTACGGATATCTTTTAATATTTATATTTTCTATTTTTTTTAAATAATCTATAGTTGAACCAGTTAGTAAAGATAATTCGGGAAAAGATATTTTTTTAATATCACGTAACTTTTTAAGGTTTTCTTTAAGGAATATATCTTTATAATTTAAAACATCTTTCTTTTTTATATTTGTTTTTTGAATATATAAAGGGCTGTAATTAGTATAAAAATTTAGTATTCTGTCATAGATAGGTCTGTTTTTTTCATATGATGTAGATGGATTTTCTAAAAAAGTCAGATAGCTTACGCTAACTCCTATTTTTTCAGCAGCCTCGGCAAGCGTCAAATTCCTATTTGTCCTGATATTTTTTATTTTATTCGCTGTGTTATTAAACAACAAAACAGAAACGTTTTTTTGTGCATCTTCCATTTTAATTACTCCTTATTATTATATTTCAAAAGTTTCGTAGTCTTTAAGTCCTCTTTTATCTTCTGCTTTTTTTATAGTGTCACGCATTTGTTGAATGTGTTTGTTAACTATTATATTGCTTGCATTTTTAATGCTTTCTTTGACTTTTTTAATTGCTTCAATATATTCTTCGCCTTCAAAAAGTTCTTTTTGTAATCCTTTGTCTATATATGCACAATATATCGTTTGCAGGGCTTGTAAGGCTTGAGGAAGGGTAAAATTAGGCGGGGATAATATATTACATATGTCTTTATGGGCTTTTTTATATATAGAATATTCGTTGTTGTCAAACATTTATTTGTCCTTTTTTTCATTAAATGATGCCAATATTGTTAAAAGGAGCTGTAGTTTCTTCTTGTATTTTTTATCGTCTGTAATTTCCCCACTATCTATCCTTTCAATTATTTCATTTACTAAGCTATAGAATAAAGAAGCAACGACCTCAAATGCTTCGTTTAACGTATATTTTTCTTTAGGGAACATAAAATACATCTCTCTTATCTTTGCCTTTATTTCTTCTTTTGTTTTATCAGACATTTCAACTCCTTTTATACACATGACGAACATGGGATATTAGCCATGTTACTAACTACGTTTGCATAATTATTAAATAAAAAATAATTAAAAACAGTTAAGAGGGATATTATAAGCAAGACCAATATCGTGACATTACGCCAACCTCCTACCGCTCTATTTAGGCTTATAATCTTGCTTTCTATAGAACGCATTTCTTTTTTAATAAGCTCAAACTCAAATCTTAATTTATCCTCACTAAAAGCCGATTCGTTTTTGCTTTTTTCATACTTAACTAAAGAGTTAATAACATCCTTGTTGATACCGCATTTCTCTAATTCTATTGCTAAATCTATAATGTCGTAATTATTACATTTCATTTTTTGACTCCTATAGTGTGCTTTTCAAGAATTCTTTTAACCTCAGATATTTCGGCATCTATTATTTTATCTAAGTTTTTGCCTAATGCAGCCCACGTATTAATACGCAACGATATGTATTTATTATCTTCCCCGACGAGTTTTTTAGCTTCGTTATAAATATAGTCAGTTACTCTTACGAATTTCATGGATAAAAACCATTTTTTTTGTTTGAAGTTGGATAAAATTTGTGGTTAAGGATAGATGGGAACTAGTAATTGTGAATAATTCGAATTGTTCGTTGTCAATAAGTCCTTTTTTAAGCATTTCTTAAATAATACATTTAAAAAGATTAATAATTTTAACATATAAAAAAAACAAAAAATACGGTAAAAAAATATATTTATTTTCTATTGACTTTTCAAAATTTCTTGATCTTGACTTTATCTCGTTATTAACATAACCTTAAATAAGGTTGTGGATAACTTTAATTAAAAAGTTATCTATGTACGCAGCTGTGCGGTAAAAACAGTAATACCATGACTCAGGGTTAACAGTCAAAGGGGTTTTAAATGGACGTAAACAATGAAAATGTTATACAACAAACTACTCAAGAAAGCGCACCGATAGAAACGTCTGCACCTATTGAGAATAGCAATGTTGAGAGTACGCCTGCACCTGCGGAAGAGGCTAAAAGGGATGACCTTTTAACCAAAGACCAGATGCGTATTATTTCGGCTGATGTAAAAAGACGCACAGAAGCAAAAATTAGGGCTGAATATGAAGAACAGCTAAGGGCTTTACGCGAAGGACAGCAAAGAGGTGAAACAGGTCTTAATCAAGTCTCGCAAGAAGCACAAAACAATATTGGCGGATTGTCACAAGAGCAAATCCATCACTTATATAACGAATTTAAACAAAGGCAAAGTTTAGAGCAACAAGAAGTAGAACAGCAAAACGCAGTAAACCAGCTTTTAGCTAAGGTTCAAGCTGCTGGGATAAGTCAAAAGATAGAATCTTCAGGCTTAGGCAATTTACCTCTTAACCATCCTCTAATACCTATGCTTAGTTCATTAGATAACGTGACAGATGTAATTGATGACTTTGACAGCAACCCTGTAAAAGTAGCCAATTTGTTAGCCGTTACGATGTTAAATCCTACTAAGGGCTTTCAAGAATTACAAAATCTTTCTAACTCTATCAAACGAAATAAGGAAGCATTGGCAAAACCAAAGGCAGCAGAGCCACCCGCCCAATTAAAACCATCTACTTATGGCTTGGGTAATGGGACGCCTTCTGTTTCCGATAAAAGGAAAAATACGCTATTTAAGTTCTAAATAGCTTCAAAAGGAGTCATTACCCAGAAATTAAATTTTTTATTAATTAGAGGGTTTTATGGCTTCGCCAACAATAAATTATTTACAACAAGTACAAACGTATAACTCTGACGCGCAATTACCCGGATTTTTAAACCAAAACTGTTTTATATCCGACATTTGTAATCATGAGTATACAGACTTCGAAAAAAAGATACCTGCAAACTTAGGTGACACTATAGGTGTTGCATTGCCAATGGCAAGTGTTGCAAATGCAGGATTAGTCGTTTCGGCTCAGCCTATACGACAAAATATTGCTCATTTATCGGTTATTGGTGCTGCAAACGTTGCAGTAGCTGTGACCAATCAACAGAGAATATTTAACATGGATAAGGATGGTTTCTGGAAATCAACAGGGAAGAGCATGGTTTCAGAACTAGGAGCTAAAGTAGAGCAAGCAGTTGCTCAACATATTAATAGCTCTGCTATAGATATGAGGCAAGATTCGGCTACTTATGGACAGCCGCAATATTTGTCCGGGCCTACTAGATTTGTTGATTTCACTCAAACTGGTTTACTTTCTTATCAAGCATTAGACCAATCAATGTCTGATTTTATTAGTATGGGTGCTCCAGCTGATGACCATTGCGTTGTTCTTCCAACTAACTACTACTCACCAATTATCGGAAGCGGATTAAGCCAATTCGTGCCAATTCGTAACGATGAGATTGCTCAAAGCTGGTTAGTCGGTGAGTTCGGAAGCCCAAGAACTAAATACTATCGTTCTAACTATCTACCTGTACAAATAGCAGGTTATCTAGGTGAGAACTCTACAGAGCTAACCGTTACATCTACTAATGACCCAACAGGAAATAACGTAACGGCTATTACCTTTAGTGGAGCTGGTACTCATATAGGTGCTGTTAAAGCAGGTGACGTGGGATATTTTGAATCAAGCGCAAATATAAACGCTTTAACCTTCTATGGTCATATGCAGACGAACCAACCTGTACAATTCCGCGCTATTGCCGATGCTGATTCAAGCGGTGGCAACGTAACTGTACAAATTATTACTAATACCCATACAGAAGGGCAAGGCTTCTGTTCCGTATCAGGTAATGCTCTACAAAATATAAGTAGTCCAATATTACCCGGCATGAAGGTTAAGTTCATAGGTTCACATCGTTGCGGCTTACGCGTATGTGGTAAAGCTTTCTATGTAGCTATTCCACGATTAGATGATGAGCGACCGTTTGATACCTCTGTCGATACAGACGATGAAACTAAAGTTTCTTTACGAATGTATTACGGTGCGGTATTCGGACAAAACCAAAAATGGTTAGTAAATGACGTCATTTGGGGTGCGTTGTTGATGTCTCGATATTCACAACGAATCTGTTTGCCATTAGCTGGTAACGTAGCATCTTCTTAACAACATATAACCGCATTTTAAACGATGCGGTTTAAATTTATGAGGTAAAAATATGTCTTTTAGTTCAATAAATACCCCAGTATCGGGGGCTAGAAATCCAGTTAGTTATATAAACGGGTTGAATGCTGATTGGTTAAGCAACACAACTTTAAAATTAAATACTGGTGCTTGTTCTGATTCTAACAATATTATCGATATGGTAGTGTCAAGCAGCCTAACTATTAATGCGGCTGCAAATGGTGCTTTAGGATTGGATACTGGTTCATTGGGCGCAAGTACATTTTATTATGTATTTGTAATAGGTGATTCAAGTGGTTTCAATCAACCAAGCGCGATGATTTCAACATCAGCTACAGCTCCTCTTATGCCTTATGGATATGACAGCTTTAGAATGGTTGATGTCAAGGTTACAGATGGGTCGTCTCATTTCTTATTAAGTTATACCACTGGTTATTATGGAGATAGGGTGTTTACTTACGATGCTCCTTTAACCGTAGGCAGCTTAACTACAGGTACAAACTATGCGGCAATCGCACTGACAGCTTGTGTAGCCCCTCTTGGAGTTACCAAAGTTAGCTTTGTAGCGTCTCTAACGCCTAATGCAGCCGAAGATATTTTATATCTAAGACCGACAGGCGGCACGGGGGATGAAACCAAAATGAGCGGCGTCGTAGCGTCCAAAATACAGGTAGAGGATTTGTCTTGTTTAGCGTTTTTAGATGGCAACGATGTAGCAAGCATAGACTTTAAAACTACTAGTGCAAGTGATGCAGCAACGTTATTAGTTAAGTCTTTTACTTTCAACGTATAAAGTAAAACTCTAACAAAATGACAAGGAATAGGGATATATATGTCATATTCGGTTAACAAACTGATTACTAACGCCTTCTACTTATCTAAGGTTCGTTCTAAGGACTTCCAGACGGTAGGGGGCGATGACATTGCAGTCGGTTTGGATTTGTTAAATGAAATTTTGGCGGAAACATCTATTAATACAAAGATGATTCCGTATTATACAGAACGTACTATTAGTGCCGTGATAGGGCAAGAAGAATACTTTATAGAAAATCTTGTTGAGCCATTTTCGCTAACTTTTAATATGACAACGGTTAGGTATGCAACTACGCAATTAAGCCGACGCGAATTTCACTCAACAACTCGTATTGATGGCGTAATAGCACTACCTTTTGACGTTTCTTTCGAGAGGGTTGTCGGCGGCTGTAATATGTACGTACAATTTTTACCTGCTGACACTTACCCATTTAAAATTTGGGGCAAGTTCGCCTTAGAATTATTAACTACTGCTGATTTAAGGTCTGATTTACTAGAAACGTATGACATGTTTTACATACGTTATTTGAGATATTTGTTAGCACAAGAATTATGCAATTATTACGGGATGCCATTTAATGCAGAACTAAGATTAGTGTCGGATAGAATCGCAGCCAATTTGAACGATATGAACCCAATAGACTTAACTACGCGTAAGCTTGACTTATATAATGACAAGAACGCTATTAACTGGGCTCAAGTTAACTTAGGGAAAGGCTTTACTACTGCGGATTAATTATGCAAAAGCTACCACTTCAATTAGTTTGTTCAAGCAAATTTGGACGATATCCAAAGATATCACATGAACAAGTCTTTAACATGTTCCAAAGTGATGGTTGGATGATTAATTATGCGGGGTATAGCACAATATATGACAAGATATTGGGGGGAACAGGACGAGGGATTTTTTATAGCCCAAGAGCCGATAAGGCTTTTTTCGTTATAGGGGAAAATGTTTATAGTGTTTCATTCCAAGATAATTTACCAATAGTAACTTATGTATCTAGTTTAGACACAAATAGCGGTGATGTATTTATAGATGAAAATTTACAATCACAAATAATGTTTTGTGATAAGCAGTACTTATATGTTTACGATTATTCAACAAGTGCATTTTCTTCGTTACCTATAGATTTCAGCGCAGGGTATGTAACTTTCCAAGATAATAGATTTGTAGTTTCTTGTAATGGATTACCACAGTGGCGTTTATCAGATTTTTTATTATTAACTATAAATACTGCAACGGTTATAAATGGTGGCTCGGGTTACCATGTTGATGATGTTCTGACTATAAATGGTGGCAAAAATGGCACGTTAAAAGTTACTAGTTTAAACGGTAGTGCGGTTGCGGCGGTTTCTGTTACAAACTCAGGCTCTGGTTATGATTCTGAAGTAACTTATAGCGTTACAGGTGGGGCAGGGAATGGCGCAACATTTAAATTTACTTTAAATAGCGGGTTTACCCCTTCATCTCAACAAGTAGGAAGTTTTCAAACCAAACCTGATAATGTTAAGGCATGCGTTAGGATGCCTAGTAAAACGGGTCAAATATTGATAATGGGGGAGACTGTTACAGAGGTTTGGACAGACCTTGGACTTCAACTATTCCCGTATCAAAGAAATAGTGGCTATAGTATAGACTATGGTTGTTTAAATGCCGCTACAATAGCGGCAGGCGATGAATTTGTCGCATGGCTAGGAAGTAATGAGAAATCAGGACCGGGAATAATGTTGTGTTCAGGAGGGAACGCCGTACAAATATCGGATGACGGAATAAACTATAGATTATCTTTATTAGAAAAACCCGAAAACTCTTTTGGATTTATTTTCAAGCAGGCAGGACACACCTTTTATCAATTAACTTTTTATGATGAAAGAGACAATGTAACGTTTTTATATGATTTTAATTTAAGAAAGTTTTATACATTATGCTCGCCATCTCAAGATTACCATATAGCAAAAAGGGTAGCTTTTTTTAACAATAGTTATTATTTCATAAGTGCTATTAGCCCTAAATTATATCAATTGTCGGATATTTTTAATACGGCGGATGGGCAAGAAATCCCAAGAATAATAATAACCCCTACGTTAGCATTGCCTGACCGAACCCCGTTCGTGGTGAATAGTATTACTTTCCCTATAGAGCAGGGAATAGATATAAACGAATTAACAACGACGGAAATCACTACTTTACTAGTAGACAATGATGGTAAATTTTTAATAGACAATGATGGTGATTATTTATCTTATACAGCAGAAGTTTATACGTATGGCTCAAGCTCTAGGGTAGATTTGAGCTTGTCTCAAGACGGTGGGATAACGTTTGGTAACCCAAAAGGGATATATCTTAACTCTACGGGGCGAAAGAATATATTTAAATTTTATAATTTAGGACGAACAAATGAACTTATCTTTCAATTTAGGTTTTGGGGAGTAGGTAGGTTTGTTCTAACAGATGGCGTTGTAGAAATTGCACAACAATAAAAAAGGATATTAATATGCAAAATTCTCTCTTTAATAACAAAATGTTTGGCGGGATTATGGCGGGCAATGGCTTAGGAATGGCATTAGGAAGCCTTTTTGGCAACCATGCCCCTAACGTTAGCCAAGCTAATAATTATTTATCTCAAATGCAGCCCAGCATTGATAAATATTTACAATCTTACATAAATATTGGCATGAACCCTACGGAGACATTGTCTAAATTTGGGGCGGGGTATCAAGCTTCACCGGGTTATCAATATAATGTAGACCAAGCTACAAAAGCCTCTAATAACGCTGCTGCTGCAGGAGGCTTTATAGGTAGCCCACAGCAACAAGAATATATGGCTCATCAAATAGGTGGATTAGCTAGCCAAGACTATAACCAATATTTAAACAATGCCTTAGGGCTTTATAATACTGGCTATGGAGCATCTATGGGGTCTGCTAATAACTTAGCTGATATGCTTAAATCACAAGCGACATTAGCTTATACAGACGCTTCTAATAGGGCTGCTGCTAAAAATAATAAATCAAGTGGTTTATTTGGTGGTCTTGGTAGCATTTTAGGTGGTATAGGTTCATTCTTTTTATAAGAGGTATAGTTTATGTTTCCAATAGCAGTACCGTACAGAAGCAGTTTAGAGAATCAAAAGCTCGTAGAAGATATTAGACGCCAACAGATAGAAAACATGTTTGCACCTAATACTTTATATCAGGAACTTATTAAATCTCGGCTTGCTAATCAATATTATGCACCAAAAACCCAAGCAGAAATAGACCTAATAAAACAAGGGCAAATCCCACATTATCAAGCAATGAATAATCTTATTAAGAAAGGGCAAATACCTCATTTTTTAATGCAAAATGCTCTTATAAGAGAAGGACAAATACCTCATTTGCGCGCCCAGTCTGGTTTATTAAACGAACAAAAAGAAGAGCAAGGGTTGAAAAACCAGTTCACAAAAGAACAATTAAGGCAGTGGAAGGATTTACAGGATGAGATTGATAGATTGCAAGGGCAGAATAATAACCCCAACCAACAATATAGTGGTGGATATTCATACCCTTCTAACATGCCTAATCTAAAAGAAGAACAACAAAAAAGGATTAACAACAGTATAAATAATTCTAACTTAGCTTTTCAGGGAGCTATAGAGCCACAACAAATCCCTAAATTACAACAAGCTATGTATAGCCAACAACAAACCCCACAGCCGCAACAAGAAAACAATACAAATCGTCTCGCTAGTTTAAGAGAAAAACAACAATCTTTATTTGGGAATGTAGGTAAATTAGGAGTAGAAACCCCATTTAGCAAAGAAGCAAGAGCAGAACAACTAGCCGAAAAGCGCGAAGATATAAAAATTTACTCCCAAACATTGAAAGATGCCAATAAGAGCGCAAAAGACGCGGCACAAATGAAAGGATATATTGACCAGTTCCAAAGCGCGTATTCAAAACTTGAAAATAAAGGAGCGGTTTTAGGGCGGTTACCTGCATTCACTTCAGAACAGCAGATTGCTGATAACGCAGCTCAAAATATGCAACAAGTAATGATTAAGTTGATGAATACTAATCGCATGACTAATTATGAATTAAAATTTGCAGGTAATTTAAAGCTTAATAGGTCTATGAATCCACAAACCGTAAAAGATGTAGGGGATTTCTTAAAAGCTAAGGCAGAAAGGTTGGGCGAAGAGTCTAAATTTATTAACGCTGCTAAAAACAAAGGAATAGGGGCGGAAGACGCTAAAGTATTATGGAACGAATACGAAAATGACAGACCCGTTTATAACTTTGAAGAAAGAAAAATTAACAAAGAAAATTTAAACTCTTATGGTGATTATTTAACTCCTGAAGCATTAAACAGGGTAAATAATCCAAAAATACAACCTAATATGCAACAAACTGAAATGATAAGAATCGTTTTACCTAATGGACAGGAAGGGAATATCCCGCGGAATAGATTAGAGGAAGCTTTAAAACGTGGAGCGAGGGTAAGCCAATGACAAATACAGGTTTTGAAGATTTAGGTTTTGTACCTATACAACAAGGGCAAAACAATCAACAACAAGGGCTAGAAGACCTAGGATTTGTGCCTTTAGAACAAAAACAAGCCCAACATCCACAAACAGCGATGGAAAGGCTTTTCGCCCCATTAATAGGGAATGATTCGCCAATTGGCAGATTCGCAGGGAGAGTAGGAGAAACCCCGCTTTTCCAAGGAGCTATGGGGGCAGGAGATGCGTTTACCAATGCTTTAACATTTGGCTATGGTGGAGACTCAGCAAAAAAAATGGGCTATGCCGACCCAGAGGGTTTATCGTATAACATCGGGAGGGTTGGAGGGCATATAGGCGCTGCCGCAATCCCGGGGAGTTTGGCGGCAAAGGCGATAAGGCTAGGCATGCTAGGGACAAAAGCCATCCCATTTGCAGGAACTTTGGGAAGTATGCTAGGCGGAGCGGAAGAAGGCTTTGCGGCTAATCCAAACGAAAGATTATCCTCGGCTATTGAAGGAGGTCTAGCTCCTTTAGCCTTTGCAGGTCTCGGAAAAGGGATAAAAGGGATAAAGAATGCTAGAGAATTTTTTAAAAACACTCATCCTGAAAAGTACGAAAAATCTTTATTAGAAATGAGAACCCCTGAATATCTTGGGAAAGCGAGTAAAAACGCTAAAGAACTGTATAAGGAAATAGAAGGGATAGCTAAGACTAACAACGGATTCTCTGCGACGCAAAATACCTTAAGAGATATATTAAACCCGACAGAAGCAGCAGAGAGTGTTTACGGCTTACCTAACATAGCAGAAAAATACAAAGCCTTTAGGGAGAACCTGCATTTTAATACAGCTAGAGAATTGCAAAAAAGGCTAGGTGAAGAATATGGAGCTTTACGTAAAGCTAAATACTCAAGAGGGTTAGTTGGCGACGAAAAATTACAATTTCATACGTTACCAAAAGAAATGAAAACTATAAAAAGTTTCATTGAAGAGACAGGTTCTCAATACCCATCCGAACTTAAATTAATTGAAAAATTAAAAAGAGCAAATGCCTTGCATAGAAATGTTGGGTTACCATCGGAGGAAATGGCTGGTATTTTGGAGAAAAATGTAATAAATGGGCAACCAAAGGATAGGTGGGGGTTAATAAATGCTATAAAGAACGCCTCTACTGAAAAAGAGATGAAATTCAACCCAATTCCCAAAAGAGCAATATATTTAAACAAAATGTATGAAAAGAACTTGCTTAATTCTGAAGCGAAGAAAAACTTTTTATTCAAAGAACTAACACCTAGATTAATATCTTCTGCGTTAAGTACGGGTATAGGTGTACCATTATTAATGCATATGTTTTCAGGGAGGAGTAATAGGACATGAGCGGATTAAATACATATTTTGTACCATTAACTACATTACAAGAGCAGTTTTGGGATAAATTGAACGATGCCCCATTAGCAGGTGGAAAATTATATTTTTTCCAAGATGAAGCACGTACAATCCCAAAGCCAGTTTATATTTTAACAGGGAGTCCGCCCGATTATACTTATGAGATTATGTCGCCAAGCCCTAATATTATAACATTAAGCTCAATAGGCACAGTTGATGACGGGAATGGTAATAATCTTGTTGTTTATGGTTATCCCTATGATGATGATAATTTCGATGGGAGCGGCAACGTACAGCTTTATTATATGTCTGTTTATGACTCAGAAGGACAGTTTCAATTTGATGTAGGTGGCTTCCCAAATGTCCCAATAGAAGAGAACCCGTCATCTAGTACGGCAGAAAAGAATTTTATAAAAAATGGACAATTTGTTATAAACAATGGTGACCAATCTATTATAGCAGAAGAAACCCCTTTAGCTTATGGTGGATGGTACTATATTAGAAGCTCTAATACCGCTACAGATAATGTTAGTTTTTATAGGTTCGGTTCTCCTATCGAAGGGGGGATACCAAGCGGGAATCCAAGGAATGCTTGCGAGGTAGTATGTAGCGTTACGGGGACGGATTCATTAAAAGCCCTTGAGGTTAGATTCAAAGATGTAAACAGGTTTTCGGATACAGTGCAAACATTGAGCCTATATTTCGAAGCTATGAGCCCTGTCGCAACAAATATATCGGTAAACTTATATAAATATTTTGGTTCTGGCGGTAGTACTCCTATATCTACTCAAATTGTGGAAAGCACAGCATTAACTACTACTTGGCAACCAATAACGGCTTCTTTCGCTTTTGGGTCTAATGTAGGGCAATCTATCGGAGCTAATGACGATGATTATTTCTCAATACAAATAATCTTCCCACCAACAACAACTTTTGATGTCTTATTAACCGACTTCGTTCTTTATTTGGGAACTGAAACGATCGTCGACTATCCTTTTGGGACAAATTCTTATAATGATTATGAGATATCAAAAACGTTCAATACTATTAATGTACAAACTTTTACATCAAGCGGAACTTATACCCCAAGCTTGGGGATGGTCTATTGTACTATCGAGTGCTGGGGCGGCGGCGGTGGCGGCGGGGGCATGGTAGGAACTAGTAGCGTTTCTGTAGGGTCGCCCGGTGGCGGCGCAGGCGGATACTCTAGGAAAACAGTAAGCGCGGCTACTATAGGAGCTTCTAAGGCTGTAACGGTAGGAGCAGGCGGAGCAGGTGGCAACGGTAGTGGGGCTGGAACGAATGGCGGAGCATCAAGTGTTGGTACTCTTTGCATAGCAAACGGCGGAAGTGGAGCGCAGGTTGGATTTAGCCCGGGAGGTACAGGAGCTACGGCAGGTACAGGAGATATAGCAGGACGAGGGCAAAACGGACTCCCCGGGACTTTCCAAGTATCACCCGCGGGCGCATATGCTGGGGTTGGTGGCTCAACTTCAATCGGGGCAGGAGGGAATACCGCTCCTATGAGCAATGGGAACTATGAACATGGGAGTAATGGCACTGGGTATGGTAGCGGAGGTTCGGGAGCTGCCGCAAATAATGTAGGCGGAGCTGTTTTATCTGCAGGTTATGGAGCTTCTGGGTTGGTAGTTATTACCGAGTATTTATTTATTTTTTAAATTGTGAGGGATTATGGCAACAACGAGATTACAAATTATACCAGATTTAGGAGGCACACCCACGTATACATTGCCTCAATCTAATTATATATATAGCGGGGTATTAAGTAGTGGGGTAGCACAAAATGTAACTGCCCCGACTGATAGTGCAAGATATATGGTTAGAATAGGGGTGGCAAATGGGGCAGACATTTTAGTGTCTGTAAATGGAACGGCAGACATTCCAAGTGAGCCTTCTGTAGCTTCTACAACTGAAGTCAATATAGCTCAAACCTATGTTAACTCAGGAGGAACAGTAAGCGTTATAAGCCCGCAAGACGATGTAATATATAGTTTGGGGTTTTATGCCTTATCTTAAATCTTTCTCACTAGCGTTAGTATATGGACTCTTTAACCAACCTATTAATAGGGGATTGTTAAACCCTCCAGAATTTACCTATTTAATAGATAATGACGGAGCACAATTAACGAGCAGTGATGGGGTAGATTTGATAGTAAATGATATTTCCCCGCCAGATATCTATTTATTAGATGATGACGAGGATTTTTTAATAAACAATAATGGTATGTATTTAATAATTAATTAAAAAGGAATAAAAAACATGGCAACAAAAAATTTAGAATTATATTTTCAGCATGCACCTGTTGCAAGCTTAGCCGCATTAAAGGCTATTAGTACTTCTGGTATAGTCACTGGAGTAATAGTAGAAGTAAATGGCGTAGGGTTTTTCGCTTTCCAAACCCCTCCTGTAGCTACCCCAGATGCTCTGAACGTCATAGAGGCGACAGACGAGGGAGGAGTTTGGATTAGACAAACATTGCCACAATTAAACGCAACAGCTGGAGGCACTATTGATGCTTCGTCGTTGGGTACGGTTGTTAATAGCGCGGTATTGGTCACAAGCTCGGGCGGAGTTTCTAGCTGGGGAACTACATTGCCCGCTGTAACTGCTGGCTCTTGTGTATGTGTTGACCCGACTACTTCAGGGAATGACAGCATAGATAATGCCTTATCAAATGTGTTGGCTGCAGAGCCACCACTGGCGACGGCTGCGACCAATATAGATGGTGGCACAGCAAATGATATCCCATATCAAACCGCTGCAGATACGACGGGGTTCATCTCAGCTGCTGCAAGTTCTGTATTAGTAACCGATGGG